GATGGGGTTGATGAAATATTACGGGATGATGGATTGTGGTTTTTGCAAAAAGCCCAGCGCGGCGCAAAACCGCTGGAAAAACCACTTGCGCACTAAAGGAGAGTGATATGGCGTTAACACACCGCGAACTCTGTCAGATTGCGTATAAGTTCCTTAAGCGCAACGGGTTCAAGGTTTGTTTTCATGACCGCTTTATAGCTGTAACCAGTACCGGAGAACAGCCAGATGCTATGGGATTCAGAAATTCAGCATCATGCCTGATAGAGGCGAAGTGTTCTCGTGCTGACTTGTTGGCAGATAGAAAAAAGCGTTTTCGTAAAAATCCATCTCTTGGAATGGGCGACTGGCGATTCTTTATTAGTGAGCCGGGAATTATTTCAGTTGAGGATTTACCACCTGGCTGGGGATTACTTCACGTTGTTAACGGAAGAGTACGGAAAGTACATGGGTGGCCCAAGGGTAATTGCTGTTGGGGTAATCCTGACGATAAGCCATTTACTGGGAATAAGCAGGTTGAATGCGATTACATGTTATCTGCATTAAGGCGCATGGAGTTGAGAGGGCACCTTAATGAAATATATGACGGTGT